TTGTTCAAAGCCATGCACAAACCCTTGTTCAAAGCCATTACGTAAACCCTTGTTCAAAGCCATTACGTAAACCCTTGTTCAAAGCCATGCATAACCCATTGTTAAAAACCCATTATACAAATATTTATTTGCTTCTCTCTGCATAAAAATTGAACTCTTTTTTTGCATATTAAACAACTGCATAAAATATTAATGTAAAATAAAACCCCTTTTAAAAATCAAAACCTTTTGTAAAAAATGCCATTTTGCGGACACTGCAAGAACCTTGGAAAAGAATACACTTCTCACTTCCCGCGCAAAACACTTAGTCAAAACAGTCAATTAACCTGCCCCGAACTGTTGAAGATTGTCTGCACTAGTTGCAATACTCGCAACCACACAATCGACAGATGCACCAAAAAGACAATCCAGACACCAGTTGTTCAAACACCAGTAAAAAAATCCAATACCAGTAAATACAATATACTAATGGAAAACGAAGAACAGTGCCCAATTTGTCAATGCATTGAGTGCTACTGCGACAATAATTATCTCGAGACCAAACCGAGACCAAGAAACTACGGCGAAGAATTATACGCAATTGTTGCAAAGGATTACCCATTGTGTGCTGGTAAAATGACGGGAATGTTTTTGGAACTTGACCGGGCAGAAATTGAAGAAATGCTTGAAAACCCGGCTTTAATGAAAGAAAGAATTGACGAGGCAAGCGATTTACTTGATGCCAAATACCCTTGGGGGCATGTTGACGCGATATTTAGACCACCATGCATCCATTCGCGTTCATCAGCATGTGAGCCAAATTTGGAAGAAGTTAAAAAAATTGATGTGAGAGAAGAATACCGAGCAAGAGTGTATGCAACAAATCCATTCTGGGATGTGACAACCATTGACAAAATCGTTGAGCATTTTATGATGCAAGCACTTAGTCCGGAAGAGATGTATAAGTTATTTGTGAACTTTGAAGAATTCAAAAAACGAGCAAATTTGGTGGTTGCTGGTGTCATTGTAGATGAAGATTACGAAGAATTTAGCCTCAGCGACCGATATGAAGATGAAGACGAAGATGAAGAACTAAGTCTTGACTGGGTTCTAAAATCCCTTGATACTATAAAAGAAATGTAAAAAAATTTTTGAAAATAAGCGCATTGCATATATTACTTAATTAATTAAAAAAGAATAATAAAAAGAATAAAAAAAAATAAAAAAAATAAAAAGTCGAAAGACTTTTTTGTCGAAAGACTTTTTTGTCGAAAGACTTTTTTGTCGAAAGACTTTTTTGTCGAAAAACTTTTTTGTCGAAAGACTTTTTTGTCGAAAGACTTTTTTATCTAATAAAATTGAAATCTTTTTTTGTAAATTTTAAACAAGCATAAAATACTAAAATGAACACTGAAAACACTGAAAACACTGAAATGAACAACGACTGGTTTACTAAGCAGCTGGATGTCGTAGATATAAATAATCTAGAATACATCCCCGACCATGAAGAACCAATAGAGGACTGGCGCGTAACCCGTATTAATAAACATGTTGGTGACGATGATTACATTGCGCCTTTGAAAAAGCCCGACGAAGAAGACCCAATTGCAAAACTAGACCTAGCGGACACGCATAGCAATAGGTTTGAACCGGTCGATTATGAATCATCATACAAGACGATGGACCCCTTCTTTGAAATGCTATTCAAACCTTTGGATGACCCATTGTTCCAGCCAACTCCATATTTGGAGGAACTCGATAGACGGCTGAGCGAGATGTATTACAAATCAATAGAGAATGATTTGCCATACTTCTAATATACACATGCATATAAAAAAATAAAAATATAAAATAAAAAAATAAAAATATAAAAAATATAAAATAAAAATAAAAAAATATAAAAATAAAAAAAATATAATAAAAATAAAAAATAAAAATAAAAAAAAACAAAAGAAAGTCGAAAGACTTTTTTTCTCTGCATGTAAAATTAAAAACTTGTAAAATTGAAATCTTGTAAAATTGAAATCTTTTTTTGCATTATATTTAAAGACATAAAATCCAAATTTACAAAGAAACCAATAACTAATTACGAACTAAACCGAAAAATGAACACCGTCCTTGACATCCAACGCCCCGAAAACCTTCCTGCCGAGTATGCAGACCTTACAATTGCTGATTGCATTCTGTTGGCTTTGAGCAAAAATAAATTGAAACCCGCAGAGAAAAAACTTGTCAATGATTACAAAAAGATTGTTGCCAAGGAGGAAAAGGCTAAGGCTTTGGTCAAAGCCAAAGAGGAGAAGGCGGAAGCGATTGCACGAGCCAAAGCGGAGAAGGTGGAAGCGATTGCACGAGCCAAAGCGGAGAAAGCGGAAGCGGTTGCACGAGCCAAAGCGGAGAAGGCGGAAGCAATAGCACTAGCCAAAGCGGAGAAGGCTATCAAAGCCAAAGAAACGAGAGCGGCCAAAGCCAAAGCGGCAAGAGCAGCCAAAGCGGTAGCAACCAAAGCGGTAGCAGCAGCAGCCAATACGGAAGAAAATGCAGTCAATGCAATCGTGAAAGAGAAGCGAGCACGAGTCAAGAAATCTGTTGTTGAGACACCAATTGTTGAAACTGTTGTTGAGACACCAATTATCGAAGAGACTGTTGATAACAAAGAGACTGTTGTTGAAACTGTTCATGTTGAAGAGACAGTTAATAAGACTGTTCCTGTTGAAGAGACAGTTGTCGAAGAGACTGTTAATAAGACTCATAACGAAGAAACAGTTCCTGTCGAAGAGAAACACGTTGATGAACATCTGGGCGAAGAAGTTTACATTGAAAAGGAAAAGCCCAAACCAAAGAAACTTGCAGCGGAAAAGAAACCTGCCGCAGAAAAGAAATCCAAAAACAAAAAAACTACTGATGCATAAGCATAGTGACACAACCTGTATAAAACCTTTGTATAAGCATAGCGACACAACCTGTATAAAACCTTTGTATAAACCTTGTATAAACCTTTGTATAAACCTTTGTATAAAACCTTTGTATAAACCTTTGTATAAAACCTTTGTATAAACCTTGTATAAAACCTTTGTATAAACCTTTGTATAAACCTTTGTAATAAAACCCAAACAATAGAGAAACACACAAACAAATAAAAAAATAAAAAAAAACATTATAAAAAATGTTTTTTTTCTCTCATTTATGTGTTCATTGCTTTTATAATCAAAACTCAATGCCCCACCCATAATTCAATACCCCACTCATTTCTCGATATCGATACCCCTACATTCATCTAGGTGACAACAGTTGTCAAAACCTTTGGTAAGAGTCCGGTATAAAGGTCCGGATTAAAAGTCCGGATTAACGGTATGGCTGGAGTTAGGGTGACGGGGACATAGTGATGCAGGACAACAAAGTTTTTCTCTGCAAGACCCATTGGATAAACCCATTGGATAACTTTCTCTGCAATACTACTTGATAAACCCATTGGATAACTTTCTCTGCAAGACCCATTGGATAACCCATATGATAAACCCATTAGATAAACCCATTGGATAACTTTCTCTGCAAGACCCAATAAATAAACCCATTGAATAAATCCAATGAACAACCCTATTTACTCAAACCCCGAATAACATATTGCATAAATTCCACCGTCCGCAAATGCTGATACGATTCACAACGATAATGGAACACCCCGTTACCACCAACCATTTCTTCACCACTCTGAATCCAGCACCGTTCAATGGGCACAATGCCGTATCGCGGCTCCAACAATGCACCAATCGCCACATCGTCAATCAAATCCCACCGCAAAGAATCCTTGTTCAAAACCAAATACTCAGCAACATCGCGAGACATGAGGAAACCCGCACCAGAGGCAAAAAAGATGTTTTCATCAACGCTTACAGTTTTACCAACATACCCACCATAAAACCCTGACGAATTAATTGTCCCAAGATATCTCTCCAGACCTGCAAAATCAAGAACGGAAGAAAGGTTGGTCCGCCAAATGAAGTTATAAGGAGGGATTATACAGCCGTCAGGCTGCGCCCTTAGGGAACGTAGTTCCCTTAGAAAAAAAGACAAAGCTTCCACAGTCTTATGCAAAATGCCTGGAATAAGACACTCATCACCACGAATAAACAAAGTCTTATTCGCAATATCAAGTTCAAAACGGTCTTTAAGCGACTGTGACCCAAGCGAAGATGACTGTGACTGTCCGCATAAAGGAGGGTTCTTAAGGGAACTACGTTCCCTTAAATCATTGACGATATCCCCGACCCATTCGGCATCAGACTTGCACTGGATGAACCAAACATCGCAAAAATCATTATTCCGTTCTCTCCATAGACGCAACATATCATAATAAACCGGTTTGTCAAAAGAGACAATGACAAGAACCAATATTTTCATAAATAAACAATTTATGAAAATGTTTGTAAATGGGTTTACGTATAAAAAAATAATAAAAAAACAATAAGTTATATATAATGTCATTTAGTGGATACACAAGTAGTTTTAACAGTACATCATCATCAGACGATATATTATCTAAAGCAATATTGTCAACAGGTGGTACTAACGGACAATATGCACATGTTATATTGGGTGGTCTTCTTGTCCAATTTGGAACAGGACAAAATAGTACCGGTACAGGTGGCACAACAATTACTTTACCAGTCACATATGATGCTGGAACTGGCAATAACACTGGATGGCATTCACCGTATATTGTATTTGCATTGCCATTTAATAGTGAGGCAATGTATATAGGTCAAAGAAATGGTGGTAATTTTACCGCCTACATATCAAATGGTAGTACTACTTTTCACTGGATAACAATTGGACCTGTTCCAACTGGATATAGTAATTCATCAAGTTCTTTTAGTGGATACAAAAGTAATTTCACAGATTCAACGTCAACAAATGATATAATATCTGACGTTATATTATCAACAGCCACTGGTGGTGGAAGTCCTCAAGGACAATATGGACGTATTAAATTAGGCGGTCTTCTTGTCCAATTTGGAACAGGTTATAATGTTGGAAATGGAACAGTTACTTTTCCAGTTGCATTTGCCACTAATAACAATTGGAGGGTAGAATGTTTTGTTTTAGCAATAGCATTCAGCAGTGACATATGTTTGGGTATAGAAACCCGAACTAGAACAACCTTTAGTTTAACTGGAATGGGCTCATCTTCTATATGGTACCATTGGATAGCAATTGGACCTTCTTCTTAAGCACAAAAAATAAAGTTTTACCTATATATATTATAATGTCATATAGTGGATACAAAAGTGATTTAACAAAAGCTTGGAGTTCAGGTGATATAATATCTACTATTAAATATACATCAGGAGTTCAAACAGATGGTTCAGGAAATTACGGACGTGTTATATTAGGTGGTCTTCTTGTCCAATTTACAACAGGATGGAAGGCTAAAGATTCAACCATTACTTTACCAGTACCATATTCTGAAGGAAGTGGCAGTGATAGTAGTGGATGGAAGGAACCATATATAGTATTTGCAACAGGATGGAGTAGTGGACCATATCAATTGTGTGTAACTTCTAAAACTAAATCAACGTTTTCAATAGGAGGAATGGGTTCAACCAATATTTTTTTTAATTGGATAACAATTGGACCTGTTCCAACTGATTATAATGGAACTTAATAGGAAAGTCTTACATAATCAATAACATAAATTTATTAATTAAAAAAAAACAATTAAAAATACCTCACCAAACAATCCACCAATGAACCCACCAAGTTGCACTTTAATCACCGCCTGCTACGATTTAAACAAATACAACAAGAAATGTCGCACCACAGAGGAGTGTCTCACCCTTATT